GTCCTTCCTGTTCTAGGGTCTTGGTAGTAATTGTCATATGCATTATAATTTGGTGGTAAAGATGGTTGGACGGTTTGTACTGGAGGCGGTGTTTGTGCTGGTGGAGGTGTTTGCACAGGCTTAATTGCTTCAATACCTGCATTTGTCATATAACTTTGAGGACCAGGTTGAGGAGCAGCTTGTGATTCTTTGATGAATTTCTTATGTAAAACAGATGCCGCTTTAATCAACCCAACACTTTCTAAAAGTTCTATTTCTTGATTTAATTTTAATAATTCTTGTCTATTTGCCATTTTTACCGTACCTTAGATAAAATATTTTTCCACTTTATATTTTTTTTCACCTTTTGTGATAATATGTTTGTATGAACGTGTCTGAGCTTGAATTCTCACAATTTCAAAGAAACTATCACGAAAGTTCTCTGGCTCAACAATATTATAAAACAAGAAATTTATCCCAAAAACTCATAGAGCAAAATCTTATTGGTTTTTGCCCTCCATATTCTAGATATGAGTTTAGTCACTTAAGAGGCAGATTGATTGTTCCCATAAGAAATGTTTATGGTGATTTGATTGCAATGGCTGGTCGTCAAATACCAGAATTAAAGGACTTAACAGTTCAAGCAATGTGGGATAGTTATGGGGATAAACCTGCTCAATGTCAAAATAAAATAGAAAAATGGATAAGAGGCAAGTGGATCAATGAGCCTTATCAAAAGAATAAAAACTTATTTTTTTTAGATATTGCTAAAACATCTGCCAGACATAAAAACTATCTTTTGTTTACAGAGGGATATTTTGATGTTTATTCATTTTATGACAATGGACTAGAAAATGTTGTTGCACTTTGCGGCACATCTATTTCTGAATATCAAATATCATTAGCATCTAGATTTTGCGATAATATTGTTTTACTAATGGATGGAGATGAGCCAGGTTTTATAGCATCCAACAAAGCAGCAGAAAAAATTACTGAACTTGGACTAAATGCTATACAAATATTCTTGCCTCCAGGAATGGATCCTGATGATTTTGCAAGAGAAAATGACGTTGATTTTTTAGATACCAAAATCCAAGAGATGATAGAATCTAAAAAGACTAAGCTGTATATAAGAGTAAATAATGGATAGAATTGAAACATTGTGGAAAATGCGTGATTGTGATATGAGTCATGCTAAAGAATTTGCTTGTGAATTAGAAATACCATTACCAATAGCACAAGTAATGCTGACTCGTGGGATTGATTCCGTCCATAAAGCCGAACAATTCTTAGATTTAAAAATAAACAAACTTCATAATCCATTTGATTTACCTGATGCTCAAATTGCTATAGAAAGAATTAGCAAAGCAATTGATTCAGGAGAAAAGATTTTTGTATGGGGAGACTATGACGTAGATGGGATTACATCTACGGCTATTGTTGTAACTGCTCTTGAAAAAATGGGAGCAAATATGGAATACAAAGTTCCTCACAGGATGGAAGATGGATATGACATCAAGGTTCATTCTGTAGATCAAGCATTAGCATCGGGTGCATCACTTCTTATGAGTGTTGACTGTGGAATTGTTGCTTTTGAAACTGGAGCATATGCAAAAGAGAAAAATCTAGATTTGATTATTACAGACCACCATCATCCTAGTGAAGATGGTTCTCTCCCAGAAGCAATGGCAGTAGTAAACCCAAACAGAGATGATCCTTTTTATCCAGGCGAGCATTTTAAGTCTCATAAGAAAGATGATTTTAGTAGATATCCATTTGACTATCTTGCTGGCTGTGGCATTGCTTTCAAATTAATGCTAGGTCTTGCAAAATATAGAAAACTAAATGTTTATGAGTTTCTTGATGAACTTATTGAGTTTGCTGCTTTGGGAACTGTTGCTGACGTAGCACCAATGATTGATGAAAATAGAGTCATAGTCAATTATGGCTGTTCTATTTTATCTAGAAGTAGCAAACCTGGAATTAAAGAACTACTGCGAATTGCTGGTGTCAAAGACGTTACTCCGACAACTATTGGCTTTCAAATTGGGCCTAGAATTAACGCTATAGGTAGGCTTGCAGATGCTGGAACTGCTTTGAGTTTGATGTTAGCAAAAGATGAGATTACTGCTGCAAATCTTGCTAAACAAATGAACAATGCAAACACTCGAAGGCAAGAACAACAAGAGAAAGCAACTCAGCAAGCTATAGACTTTGTTCAAAACAATTTTGATTTAGAAAAAGAACATATATTAATCCTTGGAGCAGACGATTGGCATCCAGGATTGATTGGTCTTATTGCGGGTAAAATTGCAGAAGTTTATAACAAACCCACTCTCGTTTGCTCATTCAAGAAAGATGGATATGCCAAAGGTTCTTGTCGTTCTACTAGAGATTTTAATATTCTTGAAGCTTTAAAGTCTGAAGAGGCGTGGAAACTATTTAAGAAAAGAGCAGATGGAAGTACTGTTTGTGGAGGACATGCTTTTGCTGCTGGTTTTGAACTTTCTATAGATAATATTCCTGCAATGAGAAAAGCCCTAAATGACTATGCTCAAGACAGACTTGGAGAACCAGTCAAGGAAAGAGTGATTGATATTGATGCTCGTATGTCGTTTAGTGATTTGAATATAAAGACATATGTTCATTTGTCAAAGATTTCACCTTTTGGAAGTATGAATCACAATCCTATTTTTATATCCAAAAATCTGACACTAGTAGAAGCAAAATCTTTGACTCAAGGAAAACATGCAAAACTAAAATTGTCTAATGGAGAAAAAACTTGGATTGCTGCAAATGCTTGGAGAAAAGGGTATATTTGCAACGAGTTTTCTCCAGGGCAAAAAGTTGATGTTGTTTACACACTAGAGTTAGACAACTGGTCTGGTAATAATAATCTCGTAATGATAGTAGAAGATATAAAGCCAACTTAAGTTTACTTTTAAAATAATTAAAGTATAATTGTAATATCTCAGGAGTAAAACTGTGGAGCAAGATATTACAAAGCAAATCAAGTTGAAAAATCAAGAAAACTTAGAAAAATCAATACTTCGTTATCAAGATTCGTTATTAACAGGAAATAAGTGGAAAATAGACAGAAGCTATAAGGAAGTTTGCAAGCTTTACCCTCCCTATTTACATATGCAGGAGTGGTGGAGTCAATATCATTATTTGTATGACTCTCAAGAAGATTTTGCCTCTGATTATATAAAAATATTTTGCAATGTTTTATCAAATTGGAAGCCAAGAAATACAAGAAAAATATCAAGATATGGTGGAAGTGGAGAGTTTAAGAATTACTTTATTGGCGCTCTTCAACACAACTATATTAATCTAGTTAAAGCTGACAATGCTGGTAAAAGAAATCCAACACAGAAATGCCCAATTTGTGAAAAGTGGGTCAATCCTTTATCTACTCATATCTTAAATCACCATCACCATATTCTTTGGGATCACTTAAAGAATACTGGAATTATTTTAGAAGAGTTAGAAAGATGTCCTTTTTGTAAGAATCACAAGATGCCTAGATCTTATGATTGTTCTGAAGAATGTACGAGTAAACAAGATGGTGCTTGTGAAAGTTGCATGATTGAAAAAAGGACTGCTGTTATTAAGAAACATATTCTTTCTAAACATTCCAGTATGCTTTTCCAAAAATTCAATGAACTCTATCCTGACCATCAAACAGTTTCTCCAAGAGCACTAAGTGTTTACATGTCTGAAGATGATGATAGTGAGGATGTGTGTTTTTACGACAACATCAAAGATTCAAATAAGGTTAATGATTTACTCAGTCTAAGCATGACTGATATTGAAACAAAAATAGTCAATAATATTTTGAACGGTTCATTGAAATTAAAATTCGATTCTAAGCTATACAATTGCACTGCTTTAGAGTTTAACAACGCTGTAGAAAATATTAAGTCAAAGCTATCAATTATTGGCTTAGAGGAAAATTAAAGATGGAAAAAATTGAAGACCCTGTTAGCATTATTGCAACAAATGATAAATCAAAGAATGTCACAAACGATCCAAGAATTTTAAAGGCAAGAGGTGGAGATCCTACCAACCAAGATCCTTCACGCAGACCTACTGATCCTGTTGGCTTAAGTCGTAGTGTTTTGCATGTTCTGAAAGACCATGAGTATGTTAGAATCCTAAGTGTTGGACCTACTGCACTAAACTCAGTTATGTCTGCTTTTAGATTAGCAAGTAGAGAAGTAGAAAGTCTTACAAATGGTTCAGTTCTTGTATGCAGACAGTCCGAATATCATGCAGAAGTAGCTGGAAAGAAGACTAAAGGCATCTCTACAAGAATCTTCGCTATTGATATCAAGTTTGCCTTGTAGATATGACTAGATATTCTTGGCTTCAGCAAAAAAAACAATTTTTATCAGATTATTTTTCAAAGAAAAACGATGGAATTATTAAGGCAAATATTCAGGAAAATCAGTATACAAAACAGAATATAAATATCACAGTAAATCAGTCTTGGACTCATCTTGTGGAACAAGCAAAAGGCATTAGGTGTTATTTTGTTTTGTCTTCATTGGACGTAAATCCAAGTGGTTTTAAGACAGATGATCTAAAGGCTCAACATCTTCTTGACAGTGCATTTATCAAGAAAGTTAATGAAATTTTAAGTTTTGGCGATGATGAAGATATCGATGTCGTTAAAGAAAATCTCTTAGACTATATGATTGCAAATAGGTTATATAAAAAGAATTTAGATGCAATAATACAAAAACTCAAAAATATAGACCCGGAAGAGTTGCAAAATTTTGCTTAAAGCCTCATACTAAGAAAAGGAAGGGATAAAAAATATCTGATAGTTTACTTTCAGATATTTTTTATTGTCGAAAATTATGGAAAAGATATTACAAGAAAATAAAAACAGGTTCGTTTTATTCCCAATCGAACATCATGACATTTGGGATTATTATAAGAAAGCACAGCAGGTTTTTTGGACTGCTGAAGAAATTGACCTAGCACAAGATCTTACTGACTGGGTTAAACTCAATGAAGGAGAGCAACATTTCGTCAAGCACATTTTAGCATTTTTTGCTGCGTCCGATGGAATTGTAAATGAAAATTTGGCGGAAAACTTTGTTGCAGAAGTTCAATATACAGAAGCAAAGTTTTTCTATGGTTTCCAGATTATGATGGAAAACATCCACTCTGAGACATACTCCCTCCTTATCGACACTTACATCAAGGACAAAGAAGAACAGAATCATCTTTTCAATGCAATTGACACTGTTCCAGCTGTTCAAAAGAAAGCAGAATGGGCTCTTAAGTGGATTGGCTCTGAGTCCTTTGTTGAGCGTCTAATTGCATTCGCTGCTGTAGAGGGAATTTTCTTTTCCGGTTCCTTCTGTTCAATTTTCTGGCTCAAGAAGCGTGGGTTGATGCCAGGTCTTTCTTTCTCAAACGAATTGATTTCTCGTGATGAAGGATTGCACACAGACTTCGCTGTTCATCTTTACAAGAATCACATTGAGAATAAACTTTCTCGTGAACGTATTCTTGAGATTATTGATTCTGCACTTATAATCGAAAAAGAATTTATCACTGAAGCATTGCCTGTTTCTTTGATTGGTATGAATTCTGAGTTGATGAAGCAGTATTTAGAATATGTTTCTGATCGCCTGTTGATGGATTTAGGCGTAGGAAAAGTCTATAATACAGAGAATCCTTTTGACTTCATGGCTAATATTGCTTTACAAAATAAGACCAACTTCTTTGAGAAGCGTGTTGCTGACTATGTAAAGAGTGGTGTTGGTGAAGTTCAAGAGCAGATTTCATTTGATGAGGACTTTTAGTTATGGATATCCTAAAGCGCAATGGTTCAAAAGAACCAGTAAAATTAGAGAAGATTTCCTCACGTATCAAGAAGCTTACATATGGGCTTAATGAACGTGTTGATCCAGACAAAGTGAGTACTAAAGTTGTTTCTGGACTATATGATGGTGTTTCTAGCGCTGAGCTTGACCAGCTCAGCGCAGAGACTGCTGCATCTATGGTTACTGTTCATCCTGACTTTGGAAAATTAGCTGCTCGTATCGCTATTACTGCTCTATACAAAGATGTTGAAAAAGACTTCTCTGTAATTGCAAAGAAGCTCTATGAATACATTAATCCAAAGACTGGCGATAGCGCTGGAATGATTTCTGATGAAGTTTTTGCTGTCATCCAGAAGTATTCCCAAGAACTTGATGCAATGATTGTTCACGATAGAGATTTCAATTTTGATTACTTTGGATTTATGACTTTACGTAAATCATATTTGCTCAAGATTGACAATGTCCCAGCAGAAACTCCACAGCATCTTTATATGCGTGTGGCTGTTGGAATTTGGCGTGATAACTTAGAGATGGTACAGAAGACTTACGATATGCTTTCTCAAGGTCTTTTCACTCACGCAACCCCAACTCTTTTCAATGCTTCAACAAATCGTCCTCAACTTTCATCTTGCTTCTTGCTTGATATTGACGATGACAGTATTCCTGGCATTTATAAGACACTTTCAGACTGTGCATTGATTTCTCAGTCTGCTGGTGGAATTGGTATCAACATCCATAAGATTCGTGCTAAGGGCAGTTATATCAAGGGTACTAACGGATATTCTAATGGTATTATCCCAATGCTCAAGGTATTCAATGAGACTGCTCGTTATGTTGACCAGGGTGGTGGAAAGCGTAAGGGTTCGATTGCTGTTTATCTTGAGCCTTGGCATGGTGATATCTTTGACTTCCTTGAACTTCGTAAGAATCAAGGCAAAGAAGAGTTACGTGCAAGAGATCTATTCTTAGCCCTTTGGATTCCTGACTTGTTTATGCAGCGTGTAGAGACTGATGGAAACTGGTCTTTATTCTCACCTGATCAAGTTCCAGGTTTGATTGATGCTTACGATTCTCCAGACAAGAAAACTTTTACTGAACTTTATGAGAAGTATGAAGCTGAAGGTAAAGCGCTTAAGACAATCAAGGCTCGTGAGTTATGGGAAAAAGTTCTTGATTCACAAGTTGAAACTGGAACTCCTTATATGCTTTACAAAGATGCGTGTAATTACAAGAGTAATCAAAAGAATCTTGGAACTATCAAGTCTTCAAATCTCTGTACAGAAATCCTAGAATATACGGAAAAGAATGAAATTGCTGTATGTAATCTTGCTTCAGTTGCTCTTCCAAAGTATGTAATTATTCCATCTGGCAAAGTACGTGAGAAGGACAAGAAATTACGTAGATATGACTTCAAATTCTTATATGAAGTTGTTTATCAAGCAACAGTAAATTTGAACCAAGTTATTGATGTAAATTTTTATCCTACACCTGAAACAAAAAACTCAAATCTCAAGCATCGTCCTATTGGCTTAGGTGTTCAAGGTTTAGCAGATACTTTTGTTATGATGGGTCTACCGTTTGAATCAGAAGAAGCAAAGAAATTAAACAAAGATATTTTTGAAACAATTTACTTTGCTGCTCTTACTGCATCTAAGGATTTGGCTAAGCAACATGGCTCTTATGCGTCTTTTGAAGGATCTCCAGCATCTCAAGGTTTATTACAATATGACCTCTGGGGACTTACTGAGGATGATCTTTCCGGTATGTGGAATTTTTCAGCGCTCAAAGAAGAAATCAAGCAATTCGGCTTAAGAAACTCTTTACTTGTTGCTCCAATGCCCACAGCCTCAACGGCTCAAATTCTTGGAAATAATGAGTGTTTTGAGCCTTTCACTACCAATCTCTATAAGCGTAATACTTTGAGTGGTGAATATGCTGTAATCAACAAGCATTTAGTGGAAGATCTTGTTAATCTTGGTATCTGGAGTGACAATGTTAGACTGAAGTTATTCAATGAGAATGGTTCAGTCCAAAACATTCCTGAAATTCCAACTGACATTAAAGAAGTTTACAAGACAGTTTGGGAGATGAAGGGTAAGTCTATTCTTGAAATGGCTCGTGATCGTTCATTCTTTATCGATCAAAGTCAGTCATTGAATATGTTTATGGCTGAACCAACTGCATCTAAACTTTCTTCTGCTCATATGTTTGGCTGGAAATTGGGATTGAAGACTGGAATGTATTATCTTCGTGTTAAGCCTAAAGCCCAAGCGTTAAAGGGACTTGGAATTGATCTTTCTAGTGCATCAATCCAAGAAATAGAAAAACCTAAAGAAGTAGAGCAAATGAAGGATTTTAGTCCAGATGAGTTTACTGCTAAAGTATGTTCTCTAGATAATCCGGACTGCGAAAGCTGCGGAGCATAAAAAAAAGAGGGGAGAAATCCCCTCTTTTTTTATAAATCCATTAATGCTCGTCTAATATCTCTAAGTTTATTTGCTACAGCTTCTGAAGTGGCTTTTTCTAAAGTATCCTTAATTCCAAGTGGCTCAACGTCGTAATGAAAATCTCTTCCGTCGATGTGATTTCTTGCTATAGCTGTAATTTGTTCGTTAGATGGAGCAGCAAATATATCAACATCCCAGTTTCCATAATTTGAAACTCTAATAGCTCCTGTCATTTGCATAAAAGGCTGCACATAATCAGAATATCTACTGCCTTTAGATTCTTCTGGTGTATCCAAGATAGACTCAATATTTCTATGGTCTAATGATCTTTCGTATCCACCTTCAGAAAAATCAAGAAACTTTCCAGTGCTTAAAACATAACCAGCTTTTTCTGGCTCGTTAGTTTCACCATAAAATTCTAAAGCTTCTTTTTCTTTTGGATGAATCCCAAATGTTGATTGTGCTATTTTGTACCACATAGTATTTACATTTTGTTTTTTATACTATATAATCCTTGTATGGCTAAAGCTACGGTTAGAGAAGTAAAAATACTTGATGCAGTACTCAAGGAAGACGAAGGCACTGAAGATGATCCAAAGATTGTTCAATATATTTGGCTTCAACTTCAAGATTTAAAGTCGGAAAGAGTTTACTCTGCTATTTTAAGTTTAGATGATATAAAAGACCTTTCTAATATGGATAGATATTTAGAAGGAAGAGAATTAATTAATTTCACAATTGCCTTGAAAAATCGTGAGAACCCTTTGTCTCTTGTATTCAATCCAACTGACGAAGAAATTACAAAAGATATGATTAAGAATGAGGAAGGTATTTAATATGGCTGCATCAGGTAGTGGACAAGTTACGGTAAATATGTCTACTGTTGCTAAGGCAACAGTTGAGATAAAGGCTTTTCGTGAAGACGCTGTTATTCCAAAGAGGGCAACTGAGAGTGCTGCTGGATACGATCTTTGTGCTTGGGCAAAGGATTCTTATGATGAAACATTCTTGATTCCGCCTCATACGGTAATGATTGTTCCAACTGGTTTAAATGTAAATATTCCAAATGGTTACGAAATTCAAATACGTCCTCGTTCTGGTATGGCTGCTAAGCATTGTGTTACTGTACTTAATACTCCAGGTACTATTGATAGTGATTACTGTGGTGATGGCGAAGATTTTGAACTTAAAGTCATTTTGATTAATCACAACAAAGTTCCATTTTCTGTTCGTCACGGTGACAGAATCGCTCAAATGGTTGTGGCAAAGCTAGCAAACAGTGAGTTGATTGAAGTTGAAGAGTTTAGTGTGACAGATAAGACATCTCGTGAGGGTGGGCTGGGTAGCACAGGTAAGTAATGGAACATAACATTGACCAAGCCACAAAGAATTACACTATTTTTTGTGATTTAGACGGAACGCTTTGGGAACAAGGCGATCCTACTGAAATTGCCAAGCCTGGATATCAACCTAAGATTATTCATGGAACTGCAGATAAGATTCGTGAGTGGGATAGTAAAGGCTATAAGATTATTCTTACAACTGGACGTAAAGAGAGTTTGCGAGATGTAACAGTCAAGCAACTTTCTTATGCTGGTGTTGTTTATGATCAATTAGTAATGGGAATTGGTGGTGGTTCTAGGGTTCTCATTAATGATTTGAGGGCTAACGGAGAACAATCAGCCTTTGTTTGTCAGCCTAAACGAAATGAAGGCATTGGAGGTATTGAGTTATAATGTACCCAGAATTTAAAAAATTTGTAAATCTAATGGCACATGATATTACAATCTCAGGACACGCAACTTTACCAAGATGCGAAAATCCTTGCCGAGTAGAGACTAAACAAAGAATTGTTGCTTATTTGACAGGAATCCCAATCTCTGAAACACACTTTGAAAAAATTGTAAACCTACCTGAACCTGAAGATGGTGTCTACTTTATTGTAAATAGAGTTACTATGGATTTTGTGCCATTTGATCGTGAAGATGTATTTTGTGTAGATACAGGTTCTACTGCAATTAGAGATGAAAATGGCCAAGTAGTGGCAATAACACAGCTATCGCTATGAGTGAACCGGAATTTATTGAATCCACAGAATGCAAAGAAATAGCAGAAAAACTAATTTCTAAGTACTACCCATTTATAGGATACGTAAATTTAGATTTAGTTCACTTTGTTGAAATGGATGGATATAAAGGAAAGAATGCCCCGCCATATATTATGTCGGGGCTAACTCAATCTTGGGCTAGAGTAATTTTGCAATCTCTTGGAAATGGAAAAGTTTATTGTCTTGGAGTGTGGTCTGATCTTTGGGAAGAGCTTGAGCAGTCCAAGAAAGAGTGGATAATTTTTAGATGTTTATATTCGATAAGTCCCTCTCAAGATGGTAAAATTCGTTCATTCGATGTTCAAGATTACGGCTTTATTACAGAATACTTTGTTAGAGCAGGATTTGGACCTTACTGGATGTTGAAAGACGGATTACCATCTCTTTTGGATGGTTCTCACGCTTTACCTTTAATTTTACCGATGGAAGACGATGATTAGTCAAAGCTACTACAATAAATACCGCCCTAAAACTTTCACAGATATTCGTGGAAGTAAATCTGCAGAAATTCTTGAAAATCAAATCAAGAATAATAAGACTACTCATGCATACATTCTAGCTGGACCTCCTGGCACTGGTAAAACTACACTTGCCCGTGTGGCTTCTGCACATCTTCTATGCACTGAAGAGCAGGATGATTTGAAAGATATGGTGTTGAGTGATGAGCATCCAGATGTTTATGAAATTAATTGTGCAGTCAATAATGGTGTCGATCATATTCGAGAAAATGTAGTTCAACTGTCACGTCTAGCACCAACATTAGGCAAGTATAAGATTTTCATTCTTGATGAAGCACAAATGCTTACAACTCAGGCACAAACCTCTCTTATCAAACTTACTGAGGAGCCGCCAAGTTATGTAAAGTTTTTCTTTTGCACAACCGATCCTCATAAAATTCTTCGGGCTATTCATACTCGTTGCCAAACTTTTCTTATGAAAAAGTTAAATAAACAAAATTTAGTTGAGTTACTTGCTGAAGTTTGTGAAAAAGAAAGCTTGTCTTTTGAAACAGAAGCATTAGGAATTATTGCTGATGAATCAAACGGTAGTGCAAGAACAGCATTATCAATTTTAGAACAGTCTAGTTTACAAGATATTTCTGAAGAGAATATTAGAATGTTACTTGACAGATCTCCAAAGCAACTATCTATCGATTTATCTAATGCAATTATTGAAAAGAGTTATGCTCAGGCATTTAGATTAATCCAAGCGTCTCATTTAGAAGGAAGAAATTTAGGAAATTTGCTTCTTGAAACTTCAGAAAATTTTTTAGAAGCCTTTAAATATGTTGTAACTAAGACTAAAAAGGTAGAGAGAGATCCTGATATAGAACATATAGCAAGATCTGTAAATACTTTGTTGCTTATCGATATTGCAGATCAATTGTATAAGATCACAAAAGACATAAGGCAAACGGTTTCTGAGGACATTGTAGCAACAACTGGTGTTCTCAAAACAATAGAAAGATACGCTGAAAAAGATATTGCGTAAAAAGATGTAGTAAAGACAATGCCTTCGGGAGTTTTGATGGCAACCGAAGATTTTAGAATAGTTAGAATAGTAAACAGAGCAAAAGCAGGTAATCAAGCAGCCTTTAAAAAGTTGCTTAAGATGGTAGAACCAGATCTCAAAAAGATTGCACCACACTTTTTCATAGTCGGCGGAGACAGAGAAGATGTAATGCAAGAATTGAGATTAGGTGTATTTAAGGCAGTAAACTCATACGACTGCACTAAAGATACTACATTCAAGAACTTTTGTGTCAACCTTGTCTGCAAAAGACACTTAGCTACAGCAATAGCATCAGCAAAAAGAATGAAAAATTCAGCGTTGAATGATTCTGTTTCTTTAGATGCTCCTTTTATCTTAAATGATGATGGAAATTTTCATTCCTTAGGTGATTATATTCCAGACAAGAAAAATCCTTACGATGAGTCTCCAGAAGTAAATTTAGTTGAAGACCTTATTGTCAGAGAAGAATTAGAAATTAATTCAACAATGCTTCTAAATAAACTTACTTCTTTAGAGGCAGAAATTTTTGTAGAGTATGGACAAAATTCATCATATAAAGAAATTTCACAAAGCTTACAAGTCCCAGCAAAATGTGTGGACAATGCACTTACAAGAATTAGAAAAAAAGCATCTGAAGTCTACATCCAATTTAAGGATGATGAAAAAAAGGATGTGTCTCATAAGATACCCAAAAAATAATCTATGATTAATTTTCTGAAAACCGCAACTATTCTTGACACAATAGGCTGTTATAAACTTGCTGATAAATTCACCAAAGTAGCAATAGACAAATCTGATTTAGACTTTGATGCAGTTTATAAAAATCCAGAAACATATTCTGATTTTGCACTTACAAAAGCACGACAGCAAGGTAGAGATGTTGTAGATGTTCTTGGAGATGAAAGGTTCACTGTAGATCCATCAAAAGATCCTATGGAGCAACTTGTTGAAAGATCCAAAGGAACAAGAAGACACTTTGCAATTTATCCACAAATTATTTTATTTCCTGAAAGCGGAGTATGGAAATTTTTCTTTTTAGATCCTTTGTCATTGAAATCATTATCAAAAGGTTCTGATAAAGAGGGCAAACTCTTAACAGATCAGCTTTCTATCCCTGGATTAGAAAATTTATATGGTGAGGAAGAAGATGCTGAAGAAATTTCTCACGATGTAGTTTTCACTTCTAATCTTGCTCTTGAAGATTACAGTAAAGAAGAAGCAATGGAAAAAGTTCGACAAAAATTCCCAGACACGCATGTTGATGTTGTTGTCAATGGTGTTGACGATAGAGAATTTTTTGACGAGGAAAAAGATATAGAATTGTAGCTCTTGCCAATAATCTTACAATGTAGTAAGATACGCATATGGAAACTTCAAATGTTGATGTAGTTATCGGTATGCAGTATGGTGATGAAGGCAAAGGGAAAATAGCCAATCAAATGGCTGCATCTGGTGAATATGACTACGTTGTTCGCTTCAATGGTGGAGGGAATGCTGGTCATACAATTTACCTCAACGGAGAGAAAATTGTTACACATCTTGTTCCTTGTGGTATTCTGCATGGCATTCCTAGTGTCATTGGTAATGGTTGTGTTGTCAATACGCAAAAATTATTTGACGAACTTGAGTATCTTGAAGGATTTGGATTCGATACATCAATCCTTAAAATAGCAGAAAACGCCCATATAATTACCCAAGATCATATTGACGAAGATTCCAAAGATACAACTATTGGAACAACTCGCACTGGAAATGGCCCTTGTTATAAAGACAAAGTTGGTCGTACAGGTCTTCGTGCCAAAGATGTTCCTGAACTAGAACCATATCTAGTTGATATGTATAGTCTTATTCATTCTTCCCCAAAGAAATTTTTAGCTGAAGGTGCTCAAGGATATTGGCTTGACATTGATTTTGGTGATTATCCTTACGTCACTTCTTCAAACACTGGAGTAGGAGCAGTATTAAACAATGGTTTCAATTATAAGCAAGTACGGAATGTTATCGGGGTTATCAAGTGTTATTCTACCTATGTTGGGGCTAAAGGATATCAAAAATACGACGAAAGATTTGAACAGTTGCGTGAGATTGGTCAAGAGTACGGAGCCACAACAGGACGACCAAGACAAATCGATTGGTTAAACATTGAAGAAGTAATCACCGCTTGTCAGATGAATGGTGTCACAAAGCTAATCATCAATAAAATGGATGTTCTTCGGCAAGTTGATTGTGCTTGGAATTACTATGAAAATAATATGTTGATTTCTTGTGCAAATGAAGATACATTTATTTCTAATATTTTGAAGGAAGTAAAGATTTATCTTTCTCAAACAGAAGTAGAATTCCAAGGGCAAATACATTGAAATTTAAATTAAACAAGGCAGAACATATTGTATGTTTTGCCTTACTGAACAAAATTGAAAAGTCCAAACTGTCAATGCGTGAAAATAAAGCTGCATCTAGTAGTCTCATTTTTCACTCTATTGATGGTCAACTTTACATTCAGTCGGAAAATAATTTCTGTTGTTCAAAATTTTTGCTTAAGAATGTAAATTGTTCAGAAAATGGATCTTTTGGGCTTGATATTTCTTCTTTCTACAATGCTTTGAATAACTTCCCCACTGAAGAAGTTCAATTTATCTATAATCCTGAAGACAATCTTCTCATATTTGGTAATAAAAAAACCAGAGTATCTTTGGCCACTGTTCCTGTTGATAACTTCAATTTACATTTTTTGACAAACAAAGAAACTCTAGATATTACAGTAGATGATTTTGTTCACAGTATCAAAATGACATCTTTTTCTTGTGCTCCAGACTTTGAAGAACATCCTTACACTTCTATCCTTTGGTTTTTAGAAGATGGTAAAATTAATTCTCAATCATCTGACAAGCATAGAATTTCAATATTTGGAAATAAGTATGATTTACAACAATCATTTTTAATTTCTAAAACTATTTCAGATGTCATACTTTTTTATATTGAAAAAATATCAGCAATCCAATTTTCCTTGCATAACAATAAATTATATTTATCATGGGATAGTGGAGAATTGTGCTGTAATCTTGAAAAAAATACTTTTGAAAAAGTTTTTCTAAACTTCAATCAGTTTTTTCAATACAGTCCATTTCTTACTTTAGAATTGAAAAAAGACGCATTGATTCAGTCAGTTAAGTTTGTTTCTAATATTGCAAACTCTCATATGATAAACTTAACCTTGGATATCAATAAATTAATTGTTTCTGCAACCAGTAATGAAAAAAATGCTGTTGTTGATACTATTGATGTTGAAAATTACGAATGTCTTTCAGTGTCTTACGTTTCATCGCATTTGATAAAAGTTTTAGAATTGCTAGATTCAAAAAATCTGAAGTTAAACTTCTTGAAGCATAATGATTTCGTATTATTGATGCTCGAGAGTGATAATTTTAAGCACGTTCTTTTCCCAATGGATTAAAATGTTTCCTAGAATTTATTTTGGCTCAACTATATTATCTATCAACAATATCAGAGATGAATTTCCTGATCTTGTGCTTCTGTTTGACAATAATGTAGATAAGATAATAAGTAATTATTCAAAATTCTTTGATAGTAATAATGTTTATATACATACTAAAATTACTAATGAAGACATAAAACTTATCCAAGAAAAGAGTGACAGTTTAGGAAGTAAACATGTCATTTTATACGAAGACGATAGTTTTGATGGAAGATTGTCATTAGTCGCAAAGGCTAAAAAGAATAATTTGATCTTTGACTGTAGTTATCCACTTGTAGGAGACTCTAACTCTCTTAAGCGTCATATTAATAACTATGTACTTAAAAACAACGCAAATATAAACGGTGAGACATTAAATTATTTAGTAGATATTTGTCCTTTATTGCGTATCAAGTCAAAGCAGTCTGGTAGTAAAAAAGAAATTATTTGTTATGATATTGATATCTTATTCAAGGAATTAGAAAAGATAATTTCTTACACAGATAAAATATTTTTGCGTGACATTAGTAACTCTTCTTTCAATGAAGAATGTGACATATTCGAATTTATCGAACAACTGATGAATAAAAATCTTGACTATTGCTTGAACAAGATTGATCTCTTGATTGACTCTATGGGTGAACAAGGATTATTATTAGTTCTTCTTAGTCAAATAAACTTTATGCTTGTAATTTCAGACACTAACATAAAGTCTTTCTCACTAAACAAAGTTCAAGAAATAGTTGAATTGCGTGACATTTTAGGCAAGTATCTAGATGATGATTACTTAGAGCCACAATTCACCATAAAAACTCAAAATCCCATAAGAATTCGCATACAATCTAGCAAGGAAAACTTATACTCCTCAGATAAATTTGCAAAGATGATTACGTTGATTACTGATAGTATTGTAGATATTAGGACAAATGGAAGTGTAAATCATTCACTTCCAATATTAATTTCAAAACTAGCATCTGTATAATCTTTGTATGATAGAGAACAATTACGATGAAATAAACAAGCTTTTATATAAACATAAAGCGGGAAATGAATCTGCGCTTTTTGATTTATATGAATTTTATAAGCCTCTTTTTATTTCATCAGTCAAGAGAATTGTTCAAAAAGAATCTCGTCTTTCATCACATAGAGAAGACATATTAAGCGACTGTATTTTTGTTTTAAGAAAATTAATTGATCAGTATGATCCAAAACTATCTTATTTTTCTTATTTCTTATCAACAAGAATAGACATAAATTTATTTAGATATGCCACAGATAAATATTTTCCAAAAGAAGAAATTTTGGATGATGATTATTTTCTAGAAGAATCCCAAGATCCATTTAACAAGATCGATAATGTAATTTGCATTCATGAAGCAATGAAGCAATTGAATGATAAAAGCAGAGAAGTAATCCAACTTTATTTCTTTGAGGGATTAGACCAAAAAGAGTGTGCAGAGTCTGTAGGAATAACTCAAGGAGCCTTTTCCAAAAGACTTTCAAAGGCTCTTGAACAAATGAAGTTAATTCTTGGAGAAGACTTTTTGTTTGATTGATATTCTATGGTTGTAGACACTAGCAGTCTTTTCTTCTGTTTCTTCTTCATCTCTTTCAATAGTAATATCAACTTGCTTATCATCTTGTTTTGCGTTTTCAAAACCAGGGAAATTTCCAGGGGGCATTCCTTCACCCTTATACCTTGGCAATATAACATCAAGTTTTCTTCCGCTAGGGATAGGTTCTGATTGTTGAATTTGAAATCTTGAATGCTCTTTTATATCTCGAGCTGTTGGAGGCTCTTGTTTTTTTGCTTCTTCACGCAATTGAGCATTTTCTTTCAATCTGTCTGCACCTTCTGGATTTACAACATCAGTAGTGAGCAATCCATCTGCTACAGCCTTAGAAATTTTACCAAAGTAATCTGCTAGGTATCCTTCAACCACTCCTTCAGTAACGTCCTTTACGTCAAAGATTAACATTTTTCCAGATTCAACTATTTTTGATTGGACTTCTTTTAATTCTTTTTCTAATTGTGTTCTTTCGGGACTATAAATTGGAGAAGATTCAATTTCTCTAACAAGTTGATTTTTTTTACCTAATAAACCTCTTCTGTAGTCTCTTCTTCCTTGAATTTGAAATGTCTCGTGGAAGATCATTTCTAATTTATTTCTTTGACGTTGCAACATTTTGTTAATTGCTTCAAGAGGATCTGATAATTTTATCGTTTTACCAGTAGATGTTGTGTAACTGCCAAATCTGCCAGTTTCCATATCTTCAAGTAATCTTTTGGCGTTAGTACCACCAGACATCAAGTGAACCATTTCGTCTTGAATATCAAGTATCCATTGTTCTTTGGCTGCTTGATATATTTTTGGATCTGACATCAATTTGCCAATATGTGCATCAAATATTTTAGTTAAATAAGGTATATCTCCGTGAACTCTTGCATAAAGTTCTGACGGGTTTGCAATATATGCTTCTTCTGGAGTTAATTCTGGATTTAATTCGACAGAATCTTGCAATGTTAAATCACCAGACTGAAGATATTGCAAAGCGTGAGCAACTTCGTGTCTTTTTGTTGCTTCAAGATAATGCTGGGCATCCATACCTATATTTTCTGCTAATGCTTTGTGATATGATAATTGCTGCCATATATCTGTTTTGATGATGATTGCAGGAACAGGACCTCTATCCTTTGTTGGAAATCTTGGTACAAATAATCCTCCCCATTTTTCTTCTGTAAAATCAACTGGACCTATTTTCAACTTAGGAATATTATTCCTATTCATAAAATCTCTGAGAGCCCAAGTACTAAACTCTACAATCACCATTTGATCAGCATATTTTTCAATGTTTTCTTCACTGACACCAGCAAAAGGTGATTCTTGCTTCATACGGTCTTCGTAAGAAATCATAGATTTATCGAAAACTTCGTCTGTTTTTTGTTTCTGTCTAAGTTGACTTTCAGACATACCACTAGGAGCTATCGCTTTATTTGGATTTTTACCATAAGCCCAGTTATAGGAAGTTTCAGATGCTTTTTTGACTTGAATAACTTTTTCTGATTGTGCTTTTTCTAAAGCAGCAAAACCATCATTTTGTATTCTTGTTTTTGCTTGAACACCATTTCTAACAACTTTATTTTTAATTTCAGCACCAAGACTATCTAAAATATCCTCGGAAAATTTTTCATAGTCTTCTGGGTTTTTTTCTAAATATCTAATTATAACTTCAGGTTTTGCAAGTCCCTTTTGTATGAAAAGTGGAGTACATTCGTCTCCTTTACTGTAAATTAGTTCAACAAAAGTTTTGAAAGATTTTAATTTTTCAAGAAAAGATGCGTCATATGTGAAATCACTCGAAGATATGCTCGAATACAGTCTAGAAGCCATAATTTGAGAGAAGTTTTCAAAATCTTTGTACTCATCTACTTTTAATGCAACTTCTAGTCTATATTTGTTAGGAAGTAAAGATAATAATGATGCAACTTTATCTTGCGGGGTACCATGTAATAATAATTTAAAAACAACTTCTAAAACTTTGCTTTCATCAATTCCTGAATAAATATATTCTTCTATTTGAGGTAAGTAAAAATTTCCTTCACCACGTCTGATTAAGTTTATTACACTAATATGTTCTTGAAAATATTGTAATTCTGGCTTAGCCTCTATAATTTGATCAACGAGTATATTTCTCTGTTCGCTTGATGGGTATCCTAATCTAGTAATATCATCTCCACGTAAGACAAACATAGCTAAAGATTCATTTAGATTTGTGCCTTTTCGTAAAAGTAAGTTAAGTGTAGTGTAGCCCATACCTAGTGTACTATTTACAGAATACTTCAGACTATCATAGTCTGTAATTTTTTGACCTAATTCCAAACCTTCTTGGCCTTGCGACCTAATAAATTCATTAAGTTTTCCAAGAAAGTCTAAAACTTTCATCATATCTGTATTTGCAGAACTTCCTTGTTTTTTCATCTCACTATCAATAAATCTTGACATACTATGACAAAATATAGAAATATCTGATAAAGCATTAATATCGACTTTTGCTTTTTCAAAATATTTTTCTAGTATTGAATCATTGCCCTTGCCTTTTTCAACTTCTCCTATGAGTTTTAGCAAAGCAGTCATTGTTGGCATATCATTTGCATCGTAAAATGAAAAATCTTTGAATGTTCTGGAGAAGGATCCAGCCCACGAAACTTCTTTAGTAGATAAAACGTCCCAGGCTGTTGCAGATTCGATAATTCTTGAGTACCACATACATTTCTTATTTTACAAATCTACTATTTTAACCTTTGGAATATATTTTTGAAATTCTCGTATTATATTATTATGTTCCACAAAAACCTCTGAGACATTAAAAGTGCGTCTAGAGGTTTTATTTATTTAAGTCCTTTTTTAGTGGGAATCAAAAAAAAAATCTGAGGGGAAAGATAAATGTCTGAAAACAATTCAAATGACATGATTTACAACTGGCGCAATGAATTACGCTCACATCATGATGGTGTTTTTGTTGTAGCCAATAGTCAAGCACAAAAATATAAAAATCAAGGTTTTGATAAGTCCGAAGTTGTAGAATTACTCGCAGCCGATAATTTTGATTTGGACATTGCTAATAGAGTTGCTTCTAAGTTGTTTGACTCTGCAGAAGCAATCAAACAAAATACTGCAGTAGAAGTTGCTGTTGTTCCTACTAGATACTCTGATTGCGCTCCTGTAATTGAAAAGACACTTACCAAGATGTCTGCAAGAGAATTTGTTACAAGACTTTGCGCTGGGCCTCACTCAATTGTAAAAACTGATGAAAAGGGCTTGTCTCAATGGCAAAGATGGGCTGAAATGGCTAAATCTACAAGAGTTGGAATGGACAATTTGCATGTTGCTCTTAAACCATTCATTGAAGAAACTTTATTAAACAATGTTTTGATTGCACAATCACAAGATGCAGAAATTAAGACTGCATCCAAAAATAAATATGTAGTTTCAATGAGAAAAGGCACGGCTGAAGTTGATTTATCTTCTGCAACTTCTTCAAGTGACAAATTCAATCAAGGAAATTATGCTGACTTTGGACTTGCAGACGAGTTTTTAGTAAAAGCAGCAGATTCTGTTTCTCCATATCAAAGGCTTAAAAGAGCACTCACTGATTAGTCATATCCTTCAATCAATAAACAAGCCGCATCTTTGCGGCTTGTTTATTTTGTATAATGAGTAAAATGGAAGAAAATAAAGAAACTATTGACGCTTTAATTGTTCCAGATGATGGTCCTAAAAAACCAACAAGATATTTTAGAGACCTCAAGGAAACTGACAAGCCACTTAAGCCTCTTCCTCCTGACAGTATGAGTGATATTTCATATCCTCAGTTTGTCGAACCGAGATGCGCTTTATGTACATCTCCATTCCGTGATTTATTAGAACACGTATATCTTGAGTCTGGAAGAAAAAATCAAGCAGTTATAAGATTTTTTGCTGAGTATTTTGACGCACAACTTAACTGGATGCAAATTAATACTCACATGGAACAACACTGTGATCTAAAAAAGATTTCAACTTCTGGACTCAAAAACTATGAACAAAGAGAAGAACTTATTGCTCCCTGGATATTTAGGGAACATCATCTTGCATTGACAGCATTGTTAGTTGAGTTAGATGACGTACGAGGGATCGATTGTTCAAAAAATTCTGAAATGAAGCTTAGACGTGCTTCAATGGTTGAAAAACTTATCACTAAAATATTAATGGTCAAAGATTCAAGAGACAATCAAGGAATCTATAACATAAATATTTTTGAAATTCTTGCCATTTTGCATGAAAAAATGGAAAACGAAAACGATAAGAGAATCATTAGAGAAGAAATTGTTGCTCTAAGAAATAAAATTCAACAAGACAATTAATGAGAAAACCAACTCCTGTAGTTAAGTCTTCTAATGAATTAAGAAGCCAACTCCTTCAACAAGCTAATTCTGTAACTGAACTTTTCAAAGATACTGAGTATGCTAATGATTTTGCTGATGAAATTGTTCCAGCAAGAAGACAAGAAGTTGCACCACCATCAAAGCCAACAAAAGATAGATTTAATCCTGACCAGATAGTTGATATCGTTACTTTTATTGAGCATCCTTATTTTTGTAATCTCAAACCTTATCCTTGGCAGAAACTTATCTTAAAGTGTTTCTATATGGGGCAAGAAGGAAATACCAATCTTGAGATATTAGACAACAAAACTGATGACGGATGCGAAGGTTGTGTTTGGAACTATATCAGTAAAAATGAAAATGAATATTTTAAAGCAAAACAGCAACAAAAAAACTTCAAGACTATTTTTAATGTAGTAAATTCGCCTTGCCTTCAATGTTCAAGATTAGATGAAAATGTAAGAAAAGCACGTTACGAATTTGCCAGAGAGGAAGCAACTAACCCAGACGCTGAAAGGCAAGTTGAAGTTTTACAAGCCAGACCTATTATTGATGGATTTCAAACAGAAAATGATTTACTTTATTCAGAAGAGTTTGATCCAAAACTTAGAATGCAAGTGCAAGAAAAATGCACCAAAAGATACAAATTTGAAGAATTAGTTTTAGTATTAGGAAGACGTTCTGGTAAATCATTCCTTGTATCTGCTATGGCTCTTTACGAGTTATATCGGCTTATTTCTATGGGTCATCCTCAAGCAAGATATGGCTTGATGGAATTTGATGAGATTGTTCTTCTTAATGTCGCTCGAAATGAAGAACAGGCAAAAAAAGCAATCTTCTCTAAAATCAAACAAACAGTTTTAGCATCTCCTTTCTTTGCTCCTTATATTGGCAAAGATACAGAACTGGAAATGCGATTTTACACTGAACACGATAGAGAAGAAAACGTAAGAAGAAAAGATAATATCAACCCATTTGCTGGTTCTCTCGTCTTGCGTTGTGGTTCAAGTAATGCTTCAGGTCTTGTTGGTCTTACTTGCTGGTCTATTATTATGGACGAAGTTGCAGCAATGGCAGGAGATAACCCTGATTCTGGCGTTGATTACGGTCTATATGATGACTTGAAGCCTTCGCTTGCTACATTTGGTAAAGATGGCAAAATGATGCTTCTTTCCAACCCTAAAGGCCCTATTGGGTTACTATATGATTTGCACGAAAATAGACAAGAAGATCCAACAACTCTTATAATGAGACTTCCTACTTGGCTTACAAATCCTAACATTGATAAAGATTGGTTGGATGGGCAAAAGAAAAAAGACCCTCAAGAATTTCAAATGCAGTATGGGGCTGAGTTTGGAGCCTCATCATCTGACCCAATGTTTATGTCTGAAGATATAGACAGAATGTTTAAGAGCCAAAATATGGTTAAAAGAAAAGAAATGCCAGACGGTCTTTTTGAATATTTTTGCCATATAGATCCTGCAAGAACATCTGACTACTATGCGATCGTCATTGCTCACACAGAGACTATGTATGGAACTATTGGTCCCGACCATACACCTCTCAAAAGAGTTGTAATAGACCACATTCATTTTTGGAACCCTTTGACAAGAAATCAACCTGTCAAGGAAAAAGAAGTAGAAGACTATGTTATCGATTTACATCGTAGATTTAGATTTAAGCAAGTCTCGATAGACCATTGGAATTCTCAATCCTCTGTCATAAAGTTGCAAAGCTTTGGTGTTCCTATTATAGAACGTCAATTCAATAAAGAATACAAAGAAAAAATTTACACAGAGTTGGCGCAATTGATTAGAGATGACAGGATAGATGTATATGATTTATCTGGTGGTAGTTACGCAGATATGACAAATACATTGCAATCACTAAATGAAGTCCAAGAAGCAAAAATTCAATTCTTATTTTTACAAAAAAAATGGAAAGGGAAAAGATATTACATAGAAGCATTGTCAGGCTATAAAGATGACATTTGTGACTGTGTTGCTGCAGTATCTTACGAATGCCTTACTTCCAAAATTGTTGCAAGATTGCCTAGATCAAAAATGGTCAATTTGAATAGAAGATGATTCAACTATAAAGGATTATGAATTTTAAAATAAGAAAAAATCATTATGTCTGAAAATATTCGTATAGCACAATTTGGAGGCGTTGGTGGTGGCGGACAAGTGTCTCCATTCATGCCTGGAAAAAGTCCTATTGGTAAGGGTGGTAGCAATAGAGGCGGACATGAGATAAATTTGTATGTCGATGAAGACGCAAATTTTGATAAGTTGCTGCGTAAAACACATATGGATTTTGACGGCAGGGATGACAATATTGAAAGTCGTCTAACTCCTCAACACAGACATTATGAAGAATCTATTCCATATCTTTTAACACCTGAAGAAAGAATGAGAGCCAAACTTCGTGCTCAACTTCATAATTATAAACAGTCTTTAGAAAATGCGGCTAATGATTTGCACAAAAACTCTCCTAAGTACATAAAACAGTTTTTTAACGCTAAACCTGAGCATCTGATGACTATGGAGCAGTCTTTAGAAGACAGACATAAATACAAAAAAGATTATAAGTTTATGGGTGAAGAATACAAAGATCCAGACAAACCATCAAGACTTCACTTTGCAATTTCAGAAAATGACATAAACCGTGTAGCAGAAGACTATCAAATCAAGAGAAGAAATAGAATTACTGAAGAGTACGCTGAGCCAAGAAATAGATACGATGTAGAACAGTTCAGTAATGAGCCATTAGGAAAAACGCCATTATTAGAACATGGATCTGATCTGGAAACATACTTTGATGATTTGATAAATGTCAATACACCAGACCAAGACGGATTTCAAGAATACCAATTGAAAGATACCATCATGTCTTATCCAAATCCTGATGCAAATGTTGATTTGACTCCTAGAAAATTTACTGGCGAAGAAAGTGCAGAACTAAAACAAATAGACCCATTCCAATCTATTGAAAGTAATATGCGTAAACCAAAAATGGATTCTTCTTATTTTAATTTTGTAAAACCAACATCAACTGAAGATGCAAGTGTCGAAGAGCAATATGACACATTATTGAGTGGATTTATGGGGCCAACATTTTAAGATGAACAAACAAATTTTACTTTTGTTGGATCTATGCGAAAAATTAGATTCTTCTGGAAAGTTTGCTCAATCTGACAAACTATTTAATAAATTTGCACAATACTATCCTCAGCAATCAGTAACTAAGGTGCCACACGTTCATTTTGTTGAATATGAAGAAATAGAAGACGAGTATAAAGAAAATGACTTCTTTAGACAAAAAATAAAGCCAAATAGATTTGTAAGGGACTATTTTGATTTGGGCGGTGAATCAGATGGCCAAAATATAGAAGGCTTATTACATGGTCCTGATAATGTTCCTGGACCAGCCTATATTGACCCAGGTAATTTAGCATCAAGTCCTTCAATGGCTGGAGACACTTTATCATTTACTTGGGAAGAGACATATCAGAAAAATGTAGATGAAGGTAACGCTTGGAAAAATAGAATACCAAACAGATAAGGAGATTATTATGCCAATACCAATTAAGCCAGTACATAGTTTAGATTTGCATGCGGAATTGTTTGACGGACCATCAATGGAAGGACTTGGATTATCAGATATTCAAATTCAACTTCTTGGCG